CGGCAGGTCATGATCTTCATAGAAACATATCTGCCTGGAGCACTCCGTAAAAAATACAGCATCAAAACCATCATAAAAGCCCTCACACGACTCATCGAAGATATACCCAAGAGAGCGATCCCAAAACCAAAAGAATGGATGGAAGCAATTATGTCCGAAGAAGATGCTGAATTCCGGGCAGAGGATCTTAAAGCCGAACATCACGTTTCAAAAAGAGAGGCTATGGCTATCATCGGAGATATTTTTAAACTTGCGGGGACGCCACCACAATGAAGACCGTTCATATAGCAGAAATAAAACCCGGAAATGGAATTGAGCGAATTATCTTCGCCTCGTTTGAAAAAAAAGACATGCTCAAGGAAGTAAAAAAATGGCGGAAACATTATCCCAAAAAGAGAATATCTTATAAAACCATCCTGGAGGACCGGAGAGATGACTGATACAGAAATTGCTATTCCGGAATGGGGACCAATAGCAGCATCTCTAAATTGCAGCCTACGAAAAGCATATCGCCTAAAAGCTGAACTGATAGCGGCAGGTGTGATCTTCTACCAGCGATCAGGGCGGCCACCACAAAAAAGGGTCTATCATTTTCCATCACGATTGAGGGCCTGGACAGGTTTAAAAGCGGCTAAAGGTGAAATAATCTAAAAATAATTTATTTTGGCACTTCTCAGCGTCACCCCTTCGTCGTCACTCCTTGGTGTTCACCCCTTCAGTGGCAGTTTGGCAAAGCGTTTTTAGATATGTTACGGCCAAACCATGCCAATATCTGTCGATGAAGTAAATAAATCAACCGAGCAGACGTGTTTTTCTACACTGGCGAGCAAGCTGGGCCTCACTCCAAAGAAGCTCATCCAGGAGACAAAGATCATCGCCTTTCAGGATCCAGCCGACCACTTTGACGTTGATAAAGATGGCGATCTGCAGATCAAGGACTTCAAAGAGCAGGGTAGAAAGAGACGCGCAATCAAGAAGATAAAACAAAAAAAAGTCGTTACGAGAAGCAAAGACGGAGAGGAAATCTATACGACAACGACGACAGAGGTTGAATTTCATAGCAAAGATACAGCGATCGGCTTTGGTATGGCGATTCACGGAATGGCGAAGCCGAAGAAGCACGAAGTCGCCGGTAAAGATGGCGGCCCGATTGACGTGGCCATAAGGAAAGCCGTTGGTAAAGAACTTATTGACGAGGTAGACGGTGCAACAAGAGGCTTGCCGAATCGAGGCGGGGGAGACAAACCCGCTCCGTGACAAGTGGTATCGGCTGAACAACCTATATCACATCACGGATGAAGCCGGGCATGACGTTATCTTTCGTATGCGTCCGACCCAGGAGCGCTTTTTTGAGGAAATGTGGTATCGCAACAATATCCTCAAATCGCGCCAGCATGGATTTACGACCCTTATCGATCTCTATATCCTTGATGAGGCCGTTTTTAACTCCAACATAGAAGGCGGCATCATAGCCCACCGCCAGGAAGATGCACAGAAGATCTTCCGTCGCAAGATAAAATACCCCTACGATCGGCTCCCGGACTGGATCAAGGATAACCGCAAGGCCGTCACAGATTCCAAATCGGAGCTTGCCCTTTCGAACGGGTCCTCAATCTATGTTTCCGTCTCCATGCGCTCCGGTACGGTTCAATACCTCCATATCTCCGAGTTTGGTTACATCTGTCAAAAGTTTCCCGAACGCGCCCAGGAGATCGTCACGGGCGCCATTGAAGCCTTGCATATCGGGCAAATCCTTTGGATTGAGGGCACGGCCGCGGGTCGGCAGGGTAAGCATTACGAATTCTGCAAGGCAGACCAGGACATTCAGAGGTCTGGACAGCCGCTTACCAAGCTCAATCGAAAATTCTTTTTCTTCCCCTGGTACGACGACCAAAAGAATCGCATTGAGGACTCCGTTCCCATTTCCAGCCGGCTGCAGGACTATTTCAAGAAGCTGAAAGACAAGCACGGAATCGACCTGACTTTCGAACAAAAATGGTGGTACGTCCTAAAAGAGATGGACCTTGGGGAAGATATTAAAAAAGAACATCCTTCAACGGCCGAGGAGGCCTTCGAGGCCTCTGTAGAGGGCGCCTACTTTGCTTCTCAATTCGCCAAGATCAGGGAAGAGAAACGCATCTGTAAGGTTCCATACGTTGAGGGCGTGCTCGTTGATACTTGGTGGGATCTCGGGCTGAACGACATGATGGGGATATGGTTCACGCAAACCGTGGGCCGGGAAATTCACATCCTTGACTACCTTGAGGATTCCGGAGAGGGCTTCCCATATTACAAGAGCCTCTTGGAAGAGAAGCAAAAAGAACGGAAATGGTTATATGGCAGGCATGTGGCGCCCCACGATATCTCTGTCCAAGAACTCGGTACGGGAAAGTCGCGTTGGCAGGCAGCGGCGGATCTTGGTATGCGTTTCGAGCACATTCCCAGGGTAAGCGACAAGATGAACTCTATCGAAGCGGCCCGAAAGCTCTTGTCGATCTGCTGGTTCGATGAAGAGAAATGTGATCTTGGGATTCAACGGCTCGAGAACTACCGGAAACAATGGGACGAACATTTGGGCGTTTGGAAGAAAGCACCGTTGCATGATGAGAATTCCAATGGAGCCGATGCTTTTCAGACGCTGGCTATGGGTCATGATTTCAATCGTTACCAGCCGCAGCGCAACACGAAGCCAGTCCAAAGAGTGAGGTACGCCTGGTGAAATGGGGCGAACAAATAGCCGCGCCACCGAATTCTGACCATGGTTGGATGAATAATTTACAACTTGTTGAATTGTACAACAGACACGTTCGCCTCATTAGCAGTTTAAAGCTTGGAAAAAACTCAGGCCCTACCGTGAGGCGCTGCAAGGCCTCGCAAATCATAGGGGATGCAAAATCGTTTGAACAGGTCATCCCTCGTATTGATTCTTGGAGTTTTTTAATATCACACACCGATAACTACATGATGCTTCCAGATATTTTTAGTAACGATGAGCAAATTGGGGAGCACGAATAATGGCTGAAGGCTTAGACACCAGCAGAGGAATGCCCCTGGTCCAGACCGGCCGGACATACACTGACAGGCCACTGATCAGGCGGGTGACCAATGAGGATATCGAGAAGCAGAAGGCCGAAGAGGCGCAGAAGCAATTCGAAGCCAAACAGAATCAGCCTGTTGTCTCTCGGCTCGCCTCTCACATCCGGTCCGCGTTTACCGCAGCCATCCAGGCTAAATCCACGGTCATGCAACGCGGCTTGAAATGCCTCCGCCAGCGAGAGGGAATTTACGAGGCCGACATCCAGGCCCTGATCGATAAGCAGGGCGGCACCAGTATTTACATGATGATTACGGATGTCAAATGTCGCGCACTCGAGAGCTGGCTGAAAGACATCATGCTCCCGGCCGGCGAGAAACCATATTCGATTGAGCCGACCCCCGTTCCGGATATTCCGCCGCAGCTTGTTCAACGTGCCCGGCAGGAGTTTATGCAGGACTACATGAGCCGGGTAGCTGTCCAAGCAGGTGTTGATATCTCTCAAGTTACAGCGCCGATGCTCAATCAGGACGATTTGCGCGAGGCAGCCAAGAAGTTCAAGGACGAGCTTCTTAAGCAAATCAAGGAGCAGGCCAAGACTGACGCTGATGAGATCGAGAATTATGTCGATGACGAGCTTCGAGAAGGCAAGTGGTATGAAGCGCTCAGTGAGTTCCTTGAAGATTTTGCCACCTACCCGACCGCATTCATGGAAGGGCCCATCTACCGGCGCCGTAACGTGCTGGCTTGGCGCCCTGTTCAGGGAACAAGGCTCTCCGAAGTCACGGTCACAGAGAAGATCGTCAAGGAATATGAGCGCCTTGACTTTTTCGACGTCTACCCGGCCCCTGGCGCGAAGACCCTCCAGGACGGCGATCTTTGTGTCCGCAAGCGCTACAGTCGGCGCGATCTTGACGCACTGCGCGGCGTCGCGGGTTACGACACGAACGCAATCAATCAGGTCTTGGAGCGGTACAAAAACGGATATCGGGAGTTCATTTCCTACGATACCGAGATAGCGACCCTACATGACAGACCGAATGAAGCTCAGGATCCGGAAGGGCATATCGATGGCGTTAAGTTTTGGGGCTCGGTCCAAGGATTCACGCTACGCGAGTGGGGTATGTCTGCAGAGCAGGTACCCGATCCCTACCGTGAGTATCCGATTATCGCTTATATGGTCGGCTCTTACGTCATCGGCGCCCGTCTGAATCCGCACCCGCTCGGACGCAGAAACATCTACAGCGCCAGCTTCCGACACAAAAACGGTAGTATTTGGGGCAAGGCCCTTCCTGAGACCATGCGCGACGTTCAGAACGTCTGTAACAGCGCCGCAAGAGCGATTTGTAATAATGCGGCCATGGCTTCCGGACCGCAGGTTTGGCAGTTCCTCGACCTGATTCCGCCTGAAGCAGACAGGACGGATATGTTCCCCTGGAAGATTTGGGGATTCAGCAGCGAGAAGATAAAGACTGCTGGCATGAAGCCTATGGACTTCTTCCAGCCGCAGTTTATCGCTGACAAACTCATGATCATTTACAAGCAGTTCTTCGACCAAGGCTCTGAGGTCACAGGAATTCCAGCCTACATCTATGGAAACGAGAAGATAGGAGGCGCCGGCGCGACGGCTTCCGGGCTCTCCATGCTGATGAACGCTGCCGCAAAGGGTTTGAGGAACGCCGCCTCGAACATCGACAAGGGCGTGATCAGCACGTCCGTCGAAGAGCATTGGCTGACTATCATGCTGACCTGTCCGGATCTTGCCCGCGGGGACTGCAAGATCATTGCCCGGGCCAGCGAGTACCTGATCCAGCAGGAACAGCTACAGATGCGCCGCAAAGAGTTCCTGGATGCGACGAATAACCCGACCGATTTCCAGATCATGGGGATCGACGGCAGGAGCGAGCTCTTGAGGGAGAACGCGAAGGCACTGAAGATGGACCCGAGTAAAATCGTGCCTGACCGTGAGGATATGATCGCGCGTCAGGTAGAACAACAGCTACAGCAGTTCGTCATGAAGCTCGCCCAGGCGCTTAAAGTGGCGCCGGAGCAGCTGATAGCGATTCTACAAGCACCCGCACCCGGGGGAAGGGCGGGAAATGGTGGGGGAGGGTCGCAGGAACTTGATGCGGCCGGGAACCCGGTAGCCGGAACAGACGTGAGAATGTTCAGCCAATAAAGGAGGTTAGGGTATGGGAATGAATACGAAATCAGAATTACCGAAATGGAAGAGTCATAAGACCGTGGAGGCGTTCAAGATCGATCAGATTGAGCATCATCTTGTTGACATTGGCGAATATGAGCAAATTTCGGCAACCTTAAACGGGTTTGGTTATTCCGTAGATGTAAACCTTCGCTATACGGAAAAGCACAAACCCCAGGTCGGCGGCTACTACGTCCGCTATGCCGATGGGTACGAGAGTTTCAGTCCAGCCAAGGCGTTCGAGGAAGGGTACACGCGGGTAGGAAGCGAAACACCAGCGTCAGGATTATCAATGGTCCTTGCAGATATCCTATTTAAAAACCTCAAAATGCTTGCCCCGGCGTTTCTAAAAATAAAAGCATCGGAAGCGGCAAAAGTTATCGATGCAATAAATGATAGTCTTTCTGGAACGCCATTTATGTTCTTGCTTTGTGCTGGTGGCGTCGAGGTTGTTACGAGAGCGCAAATGGCTGGCATAGGTAAAAAAATGTCAAACAAGCCTTACGGTGAATATTCAGAAACAGAAATTCCAAGAAATAATTTTGAGGCGTGGTCTCCTATTAGGCCGGAAGAACCTAACGTACTCTTTTCGCCAGGGAAAGTCTTCGTCAAGCCCACCCTCGGCGTCATTCCCGAAAACCTGTGGCTTGAATGCCGGATCACAGAGCTGGCCCGGGCAATCCATGACAAGGTTTTTCAGAAGCGAATGGCGGAGATCAACGGCCGCGCCATGGCGGAAGAGGATAGGCTCCACGAATGGGCCCAGGAGTTGACCCGCAGACTGAGCGATTTGAGATATCTGGCCGCGCGTGGAACGGCTTCGCGTGTGACTGCAGCCGGGGCAGGGGGATCCATGAAAGCGGAGGTGAAGCCATGAGCGACGATAAAGACCGAACCACTTTTGCGGACAAGCTAACCCTGGACGAGATCGCGGAAAAAGACCTGGAAATGACAAAGGACGCGATCAAGATCGCGAATAAGTACAACTTCGGGACAGATGCGAAAAAAGCCGTCATTTTCATACGGGAATGCGTGGCCAAGACCATGAAGTGGGTAGGAGTTACGACACCCCTACAACGACCGCCGAACTGCAATTCCAGGGAAGCCAGGGCCCGGCACGCGGCGAGGCTCGATAAGGAAATGAAAGATATGCAGGTTGTAATTGAGCACCGGAACAATTACCGCGGCTCCGATACCTGGCGATGTGGACTCTACATTTACCAGCGCGATGAGCTTGTCGCCTTTATCAGCGACGTTCTGACGCGGCGCCGGACCGAGGTCGACCCGATCTCCATGAAAATCGGGAAGGAAACCATCGGCTACATCGTGATCACGAACGCCCGGCTCGAGGACACAAGGCGGTTTTTTGATATGGGCGCCGGTATGCCGAAAACAGAAGGGGGGATCCTGCTGCCAGTATCGGCACAGTCAATAATGAAGCACTGAAAGGGGGTTGTAATGAGTGTCGTCGCTTGGGATGGAAAGGTTTTGGCCGCAGATAGACGGTCGCTTTATGGAGACACGATTACGACGGTCCGCAAGATTTTCAAGACGCCTGCCGGTGAGATAGTTGCCTTGATTGGCGACTTGGATTTTGGAATGACCATAAAGCGCTGGTACGAGGAAGGCTGCAAACGTGAATCATGGCCGCAAAGTCAAAAGGATGAGCGGCTTTGGGTTCGAATGATCGTTGCGAACGGCCTCAATATCGTTTTCTATGAACGCACGCCCGACCCTGTTGAGGTTATTGACCCGTTCATGGCATGGGGCTGTGGGCGAGAAGTGGCGCTCGGCGCTATGGCCATGGGGGCAGATGCTGTCAAGGCGGTGGAGATTGCATCCCAATTCACCTACGGATGCGGAAATGGATGTGACTGGTTCAAGGTGAGGTGACGGTGAGCTGTAAGTGTCAGGGGTGCGGGTGCCAATACAAGGTTGACTTATCTGTTCCCGATGAACTTTGGGAAAAGATAAAACCCGCAGGGAAACCAGCAGGAGCCGGGCTTTTATGCGGCGCGTGCATCATGAAAAAAATAGAGGCACAAGGCAATTATAGCCATTTTGTATTGATAAGGGATTGAAATGATCGAAGTACCGAACAATGACCCGAACGCTGCAATAAGCATTCTCGCCTCGATAAGCAGGTTCGGCGTGCTGACTGAGACGCGGGGCATGCTCGACTGGCTGAGAGCTGAGCTTGCAAGGTTAGATAGACTTAACCGGCATGAAATTAATATTGACGTTTTTCGTCAGCGGCAAGGGGCCTGTCAGCTACTTGAAAAGATTATTGAGGATTATATCGAGACGGCTGACAATAAAATAGAGCAAATTCGCTCGAATATCAGACGGAAAGGAGACAGGTCATGAAGAAAAAGATTTGCAAAACCATTTTTACCATTCTGTTGGTCCTGGCGCTGGCGCTGGCAGTATCGGTACCGAAATCAGAAGCGGCGGACAGGGAAAACTTCTCCGTAGGGGTGCTCACGGTACTGAAGGAAATTGGTGGTGCGGCGTTTCGGACAGTGAGCAAGGTCATGACGGCCTCGACCAACTGGACGCTCACCAAAGCCCAGGCGCTCTGCACTTTTGTTAAAATGACGGCCTGCGGCTGTGGGGACAGTGCCATCGTACCGACCGCATACCTTAAAACTGGGGACATGAAGATCGTGAGGAACGAGACGGATGATTCTGTGACGTTCAAGGCTTACGGACAGACCGGTGTTTCGATTGCCAGCGGAAAGACCGCAATTCTGATTTACGACGGAACGGATTACAGAAGGGTGACTGCGGATGCAACTCACTGAGGCTGCCGGCAGGGCTTCGGTCCTGGCCGAAAATCTCAAACCGGAATATGCCGTTCTGGTTGGCCTGTGCGTTGTGTCGATCGCGCATTGGGGGGAGAACATCTTCAATACCCAGGCGTTCGTGATGGGTTGCTTTGCGCTGGTCGCGCTCTCACTTATGACGGCTGATGTGCTGGTCGGCGCATTTGGGGTGTATTCTGCGTCGTGGCTTCTGTGGCTTCAGATAACGAGGCCCGATGCGCTTTTGCAATATGTTGACAGCATGACATGGATCATGGCCGGCCTGGCGATTTATACAGCCGTCAGGCGGGGTCAGGCGCTCAAACCGGTTTCGTACCTGAAGGTCATCGCTTTGTTGGCTACTGCGCTTTCTGTGCTCGGATTGATTACTTATATCGGCAAGGGTACGGCTGTAGCTATGCTCGGTAACCAGAACTTCCTCGGGGCGTTCCTGGCGATATCAGCGATCGGCTGTTACGAGCTTGAAAAAAAATGGCGCCTGCTCCTGATCCCTATTCTTGGATGCCTGATCGCCACAAAAACAGCAACCGCAATCGTGGCTTTTCTGGTCGGAACCGGAGTTTATTTCCTCGGAAATTGGGGTTTGCTGGTCTCGGTCGTTCCAGGTGCTTGGTACATCCTGTTCATTAAGGGCGGATTCGGCTCGTTGCTCATACGGTACGGTCGATGGCAGGACGCAATAGAGAAAATCGTCAACAACTGGAACACTGTAGTTTTCGGCGTAGGTCCCGGAATCTTATGGAAATACGGAGATGCGTTGAATAGTGAATACGTATATATCGCCTGGAATCTTGGGCTCCTGGGTCTTGCGCTCGCGATGCTCTATATTCTCAGGTCATTCAAAGAAGTCAATAATAGAACAGCTTTCGCTATGTTCATCACCGTGCTGGTAGACGGCATCAGTAATCACCTGATGCACACACCACCCACGGGGATGCTGGCGGTATTCGTTTTTGCAATAAAAGACAGACTGCGAATACCTCACGGCTCGCAGCTGAAAAAAGTTTAGCAGGTCCCGGAACACCGCTACGGCCGTAGGCATAGCGGCTCCGGCAACAATCAGGGTTCTCCGGACGGTCGGCCAACCTGAAGGGGACGAAAGAATAATTAAGGGGCATGTCGGTGCCGACACACTGACATGCCCCTTTTTATTGCCCTGAAAACTACAAACAGGGAAGACGCGAGAGCGCTCCCGGAAAGGATTGAAAGATGAGTACCATACCAAAGCAAGTGCAGGCTCAGGCGGATAAAGCGGACGAGTTACTGAAGAAGGCCTCCGAAGGGGAAAAGCCTCTTGTGACAGATCCGACCAACCCCCCTGAAGACCCGGGCAAGAAACCGCCCGAAGCCCCGGTGGCTGAGGAAACGGTTGAAAGCCTGAAGCAGAAGCTATCTGAGGCAGAACAGAAATACTCGGTGTTGCAGGGTAAGTACAACAGCGAGATTCAGGCCTTGAAGGATGATGTAAACCTTCTCAACACCCTCAAAAACCAGAATCGGCAGCTTACAGGCCAAGTTCAGGATCTGAATGGAAAACTGAACGAGGCCAATGTAACGATCGGAGAGCTGCGGAAGCAGGTCAGCGAGAAGACGAAAGACCCCGTTGTTGAAGATGCCAAGGTCCTGACGCTCCTGAAAGACGAGGACAAGGAATATCTGAAGGGTGAGGGTTTTGACGAGAAGACCATAGAGATATTCGGGAATATCGTCAATACCCTGGTATCAAAGAGGACGCCGCAGCCGTCAAATGCTTCGGATAAAGAAACCCTCGAAGATATTCAACGAAAGATGCGTGAGAAGGAAGACCGGACGTTCTGGAAGGAATTGGAAGCGAAGGTCCCGGATTGGGAATCAATCAACGGCAATCCGAGAAATGGAATGCAGATGTTGCCTGAGTTTGATGCCTGGCTTGACGTTCGGATCCCATACTCTGACCAGACACGTCGCGATCGTATGATAGCGGCTCAGGATGTGCTTGACTACGAGACCGTCATCAAGATTTTCAATGACTTCAAGGCTGAGAATCCAGCTACACGATTGAAGAAACCAGAGCCCAAGGTCGATCCTGAAAAGCAGATCGATCCGGCAAGCTCTGTCTCCCATGAACAGCACCCTGATGGCGCCCATCCAGCAGGGAAAATCTACACGCGGCAGGAAGTTAAGGAGTTTTACGACGGATTTACCAAGGGGCTTTGGAAGGGGAAAGAGGATGAATTTGATAAAAAGGACAGAGAGATCATCAAAGCCCATCAGGAAGGTAGAGTCCGAGGCTGATAACCCGGGTCTGACGAGCGAAAGCGGGGGGTGCCGACACACTCCCCGGCCCGGCCATGTACCTTGTCGGGGGGAATCCATGAAAGGAATACATCATGTACCCCGTAGCAGCAGGAATTCAGACCCATTCCGGGACCTACACTCCCGAAATATGGTCGGGCAAGACCCTCATCAAGTTTTATACGGCAACGGTCTTCGGATCCATAGCCAACACGGATTATGAAGGCGAAATCAAGAAGCATGGGGATACGGTTCATATCCGCACAGTCCCCGACATCACCATCCGGGATTACACCATCGGCCAGAAACTCGTTCGTGAGCGGCCGAAACCCGGCAAGGTGGACTTGCTGATTGATAAGGGCAAGTATTACTCGGTTGCCATCAACAGCGTCGAGAGGCTTCAGTCCGATATCAACTACGTTGAAAAATGGACGGATGACGCCGGCCAGCAGATGAAAATCTCTGTTGACGGCACCATTCTCGCCGACGTCTACGCCGATGCGGACACCTACAACAAGGGCGCCACGGCCGGAAAGAAGTCCGGGGCTATTGATCTCGGAGCATCCGGGGCCTTCGTTTCCCTCGATAAGACCAACATCCTCGATTACATCGTGGATATGGGAACCTGCCTGGATGAGAACGATGTCCCGGAGACGCAGCGCTGGATTGTTTTCCCGGCTATCTTCTGCGGCATGATCAAGAAATCCGACCTCAAGGATGCCTCGATCGCCGGTGACGGCACCTCCATCATGAGGAATGGGCGAATCGGGATCATCGATCGGTTCACAATTTACAGTTCCAACCAGATCGCAACCTCGACCGATGGCGTCACCACGGTCCAAAACTGCATCTTTGGCCACCCTGCGGCCATTACCTTCGCCTCTCAGCTCACGGAAAACCGCGTCATCCCCAACCCGGATGATTTCGGGGATCTCATGGAAGGCCTCCAGGTCTACGGCTACGAGACGATCAAGTCGCAGGCCTTGGGTCATTTCTACGCGGCTAAGGCGTAAGCGGAAGAAACAAATGAACTCAGGGCCGGCCGAAACCGGCCCTGACCTACCAAAAGAAAGGATGAAGATATGGGAACTTACAATTTGACAAAAGGGGATGGCGCAATCTCCCACCTTGATTTCGGCAGATTCTTCTGTGCTCGGATCCCGATCATTGTGGAAGATATCATCGCTGCCAATGCGACCCTGCTGGCAAACGGGAAGATCACGGCCGCTGACGTCATCCAGCTTTGGGATATCCCCGCAAATGTGACACTTCTTCCGGGGCTCGCTTCCCTTGAAATCGTCACGCCGGGCACGGCTGGAAATACGGTGAATGTCGGTATCGGTGGCAGTACGGAGATGTTTTCCGGCGTATCTATCGCTGCCGCGGCCGTTCATGATGTCGCGGATGATGCGTCGTGGGGCACGGACAATTACGGAAGTTATAGCTTCACGACGACCGACACGATCGATATGACGTTCGTCGCGGATGAAATAACCGGGGAGTTCTATCTCTATATCCCCGGTTTCATTCGCACCTAAGCAAACCATCAGCAATCGGGTCCGGGCGTAGCAAGGCGCCCGGACCGACACAAATTAAAGTCATAACCCAAAGGAGGTTACTGAAAATGGAAGAGAAAAATATAGAGCAGGCGAAAGAGAAGAAGGACCCGCAACTGGATCCCAAGGGGAAATATCTTATCAAGGATGATGGCCACATCTACCCGTGGACGGAAGCGCTGTCAAAACGGAAGGACATGAAGCCATATGACCCGGAAACCGGAAGAGCGCAGTTTGAGCCTGTGCGACTGGCAGAAAAGACGGTTTCGATCGAACTCCAGGGCAAAACATTCATGGTCAGGCAGGAGCTCTACGATGTGCTGGTCGACATGGGAAATGTAATGGTCGAGCTTCAGGAGAAGAACAAAGAAATCTCGGTGGAAAAAGAGAACTTCGCGGCTTTCAAAGAGCGGCTGGAGACCGACAACCTGGACCTTACGGAGCAACTCGGGAAGGCCAACGCCATGATCAAGGCCCTGGAAGAAAAATATGCGGCAACGGCGGAAGGCAAAGATGAGGAACTTCAGGCCAAAGCCGATAAAACCAAAAAGAAAGATAAGTAATGGGAACCATTTACGCGAGCGCGATATTCACCGAGGCAGACGGAGTGCTCTTGGACGCTGCCAAGACAAGATGGACAGATGCTGAAAAGCTCCGCTATCTCAATGCCGGGCAGCGTCTGGCCGTCATTTTAAAGCCTGCTGTCTATACCCTGAACGAGGTTTACCGGCTCGTTGAAGGGACGAAGCAGAGCATTCCGGATGGAACCGCTTCATTTCAGACGCCGACCGGAGTAACCATTGAAGAAGGTATCCAGCTGATCAGGCTGGTCCGCAATATGGGACTGACCGGACTGGTGCCAGGGGCAGCCATTACCCCTATCGGCATGGACTTCATGGACGCCTATAACCCGGACTGGCACGCCGACACGGTAAATGCGGTCGTGAAGAACTTCATTTTTAATGAAGATGATTCGGGGCATTTCTACGTAACGCCACCCCAGCCGTCCGGGGCTTCAGCTCAAAACTATGTAGAAGCGGTTTTCTCGGCGGTGCCGGCTGATGTTGTTGCGGTATCAGGTCCATCTTATGACGTCGTGATCACGCTCTCGGACATCTACCGGGATATCCTGCTCAATTACATTCTGCACCGCTGCTACGCCAAAGACGCCGCGCTCTCGCCCTACAACGCGCAGAGATCCGTGGAATACTGGAACCTTTTCGTTCTCGGGCTGGAACGGAAGGACCTGGTGAGGAAAGAGTACAGCCCGAATGTCAAAAAACCGAGTCCATCAACGGAATAGTGGAGTAGCAGGCGGGCCGGGATGCGCGAACATCCCCCTGAAGGGTTAACAGGAAGGCCCACCTACCGAGAAAACGCATATCATAAAAAGGGGTCTCAGACAATGAATGGAATAAGCAGAGATACGTTTGAGGGAATGGACGTTGCTTCGAAGCTAAACGTGCTTTACGACTGCGCCATTCAATCCCATACGACACAAACAGACACGCGGAACAAGGTTGAGACCCTCGAAAAGAAGTTTGACCGCAGGAAAAAGATAGATACCGGAATTGCGGGAGTAGCTGGATTGATCGGAGGTTTTCTTGCTCATTTCTCTGAATATTTCATGAGGGGAAAATCATTATGATCACCGCCGAGATCCTGAGGGAAATATATATCCATGCAAAGCCGTCAGCGATTGAGACCTTTTTGCAACCGCTGAACGAGGCTATGGACCGGTACGAAATTAACACCGCGCTCAGGCAGGCTCACTTTCTCGGCCAGGTTGGCCATGAGAGCGGGGAACTCCGGTACGTCAGGGAGCTTGCTTCCGGCCAGGCTTATGACGTCGGGAAGCTGGCCGTTTCGCTCGGCAACACCCCGGAGGACGATGACGACGGAGAACGGTACAAAGGCCGCGGACTCATCCAGATCACCGGGACCGCGAACTACAAGGCACTCAGCATCGATCTTGGGTGCGATTTCGTGGCGAACCCCGAACGCCTGGAAGAACCGGTTTACGCGGCCATGTCTGCAGGGTGGTTTTGGAACAAAAGGAAGCTGAACCGGTTGGCTGACCTTGATGATCTGAAGAGGATCACCAAGAGGATCAATGGTGGCCTGAACGGTCTGGAGGACAGAAAGCGGCTTTATGAATTGGCACGGAAAGCAATCTATAAGCTATCCACATGAATATTTCAAGTGGTGGACGCGGATGGAGAGCATCATTTTTCGAGCTTATAAGTGGTGGGCAATAACCCTTGAGATCCCGCCTTTTTTCAAAAGGAGGAAGAAGAAATGATTAAAAAACGAGACATTATCATCGTGCTTATCCTGCTGGGCGCTCTTTTTGGGGTGGCGACGTTAGACGGCTGCGCCGGAAATCAGGAATGGAAGCAGCACGATTCTCTTTATCTGGATTGGAACCATGCGGCTTTCAGCATCTACGGTCATAAGGAATTCGAACAATACATCAACGCTGAAATCAAGCCGAGACTTCAAAAATACGATACACAGTTGGAGGCGGGGCTTATTACGCAGGCTGAATATGATTTTCTTCTCAAAGATTTGAACGACCTGATGAAATTGAAGCTGCTTCAAATCAGGGTTCTTATCCAATCCGAGAAGGGCGGCTGGTGGGGTGAGCCTGTTAAGGTGAAATGATGACAAAAGTATCCGGTCCAATCAGATGCGAACTGATTGAGGGCGATTCAAGATATATTCGCCATACAGAGCCGTGGTCCTTCTATTCGGACGTTTTAGGGGATTGGTGCGATGCTCCAACCGGATTCGTGAACGACACGGAGAGCGTTCCTGTTGTGAGGGGAACCAATCGAGAGGCGGGCGCAGGCCATGACCTTCTTTGCCGATCAGATTTTATGACAAGGGAAAAGAAAATCTCTCCGACAAAATGGCAGGCGGCAAGAGTCTTTCTTGAGCTGCAAGAGTTTTACGACGAAAAGGAAAGCGGCAACTGGTTCAACCGCACATGGGACTGGATACGTCGCACAGGAAAGACCGGAGTCGTCATCGTCGCCTGGGGATACTGGCATAAATTCAAAGTCAGCGCGACGTATGAAGAAATCACAAATGGAGGTTGAAAAGGGAGGGATAAATGCCAAAACCAAAGCGCGTTACCCTTGAACCGAACCAAGAGGCGCGATTCAGAAAGTGGTACGGAGAACACGCCGGGCGGCTTGGGATAAATCCAGATCCCGACGACCCAAGGCATAAATACGATTATCGAGCTGCATTCAAAGAGAACCGCGGCCCAGGTCCAGATGGTCATTGGCCATCGGAATACAAAGACGATGACCATCCCCGCAGGTTTGTTGACGGTATGGACACGAAAACCGGAGAGAGGGTTGAATAATGGCTACCAATATCAGTGAAATGTCCAGAAGGATAGCCCCGGATCTCATCGGCTGCCCACGGGTCCTGATCGATGCCGCCGTTGTGGATGCGATCATCAAGTTCTGCGAAGATACGCACGTCATGGAGAAGTCATTTGAACATGATGTCGTTACGGCCGATGTCGACACGGCAGACAACAACTCCGTGAACGTCAACATAGCGTCCTACCTCACGACCGTAAGGCCCATATTGCTCACAGAATTTAAGATAGACGGCGGCGCATGGGGCGCCTCTTTTATCGATCTCGCGAATGTCCAGGACGATATCTCAGAAATCTCCGTCCAGGGCGCGAAACTCTACACGTACCCGGACCGGACACACATCAAATTCTACGACATTGATGCCCAGGACCAGCGATTTTACATCAAGCAGGTCTATGTGCCGCTCTCGACAATCACGACCGTCGATGATGATTTCTTCGATAGGTATCACAAGGCGATCGAGGCCGGCGCAAAGGCTGAACTTCTGGATATGCCGAAAAAAGACTGGACGGATCCCAACGCGGCCACAAAGAGCCGGATCGTTTATACCGATGGAGTGGTCAGCGCAAAACTCAAGAAAGACAAGGGATTCGTCAAGGGAAGCACTCGCCCCAAAACAATGCGGTGGTTCTAATGGAGGTTGCATGGAAGCAATAAAAATAAAAGTCGAATACAACAAGCCGTTGGATCAGGAACTTGACCAGAAAATCAGAGTGGCCATGGGGTCCATCGGCGCGAAATGGATTGGACAGGGCACCGATCTCACAACCGGAATACGAGACCTGGGGTTTGAACTCAAAAAATGAGAATCAAACAGAACTTCTTTTCAGGCGAGCGGCCGCGCGTGGCCACGCATATCTCGAAGGATTACGCGGCGCAGATAGCGCAAAACTGCGACCTCTCGCGTGGAGACCTGCGCCCGTTCAAAGCCAACGCCCGGATTCTGAACCTTTCTGAGACAGGGGCTTTGAAGACGCTCTATCAATGGAAGAAAACAGGTGATGATGAGTGGATTGTTCACGCGAACGAGCTTGACTTTGCGCGGAGTCCGATCGCTGGCGAGGCGAATGACCGTGTGTATTTTACCGGCATGACAGAGCCCCGGGTCCTTACCAAATCCATCGTGAGTACGCCGTTTGATTTCACGACCGATTTTTACAAGCTCGGCGTTCCGGCGCCGGCTGCTGCCTTGACGATCGATGCCGGATATACTCCCGGATCTGAGTACCGGGCCTATATCTATACCTACGTGGTTAAGCTCGGGTCCGCAGACGCCGAAGAAGGACAGAATTCCGCGATTGCAGAGATCAGCGATTACGGCTCCGGAGACGTGACGCTCTCCGGCTTTACAGCTCCGCCCGCTGACCGGTCCATCGGTAAGATCAGGGTCTACCGAACCGCTTCAAGCTCATCGGGCGTTGGAGAGTTCCTTTTCGTGGGCGAGTTCGATACCGCCGCTTTCAACTTCACCACAGGTACTTTCACCGATAACGTGGCGGATGCCGATCTCGGAGAAGCCTTTACCTGCGAAGATTGGGCGCCGCCGCCGTCGACCCTGAAGGGCATTATCGCCCCTGACGGCGGATCCCTGGCTGGTTTCATCGATAACCGGGTCTATGTTACCGAGCCCTATCTCCCGCACGCATGGGCGTATTCGTATCCCGTTGATTCCACAATCATTGGTTTGGGTAAAATCAAGAACACGATCGTAGTCCTGACGGATGAATTCATTTACCTGCTCTCCGGACAGGTTGATGCCATGTCAACAGATAAACTCGATGGCCGTTATCCATGTCTTTCTAAGGCTGGGATCGTTTCCTGCGAAATAGGGGTTCTGTTCCCTTCCGATGAGGGGATCGTTCTGGTTACGCTGGATGGTCCGCAGCTCTTATCCTATGATTACTTTACCGGCGAGCAGTATTACAACAATTACAGCCCCACGACGATAAGATCAGTTTATTATAAAGGTCAATACTTCTGCTTCCATACCAACGGCTGCTTTGCTATCAACGTCCGGGATAAATCTCTGTGCCGGATCACCACGTACGTGAATGTGGCCGCGCCTCACATCGCCCTTTCCCATAATAAACTGTACTTCATATCAATCGATACTGACGACGTAAACGCCATTTATGAATTTGCGGGCGATGAAGATGACAATTATATGCAGTATCTTTACCGTTCTAAGGAATTCCTTATCGGCTCGGTCACGAACTTCTCTGCGGCCCGGGTGATCCGCGACGTCTCCGAATATGGAGCCCTGGCTGCTGCTGTATTCGCGGCTGGCGAGGGTCAGGGAGCAGTGAACGAGCAGGTAGTGGATGGGGGATCTGTGAATTATGACGGCACGCAAAAGGTGTACCTGGGCGTTACGTTCAGGCTTTACGGAGACGGAGTGCTGTTGATTGAAAAGTCCGTTGTGGATGATGAGGCTTTTCGTCTGCCGGGTGATGTTCTCTACAGGCGATGCTTCTTCGAGCTCATCGGTGATATTCCGGTAGATGATGTGACGATCGCTACATCCATGGAGGAACTGCTTGATGCCGCAGCTTAGACCGGAGAGTCTCGGGAATGTGCCAGATGGCCTGACGCCATATCACCGGGAATTTCTGCGGAAAGTCAAGGATACAATAGAGATCTGGAGCGGAGCTAAACGCTCGCAGTCGGATAATGCGACGCCTCCCCTGAGCCAGGTCGTGACGTTTGGGGAGCTGCCGGAGCTGCCGGAGATTCCGGAACAGGTCACGGAAGGCCTTAGAAGTGGCAACCTCATCACCAACTCCGGCTTCGGGGTGTGGAGTAATTCGACGCTTGAGAATGTTGGATTAATTACTGACTTGAGTCCTAATAACCATGCCGGAGTGGCTTCCGGACTTACCGAAGCAAATGCGGCAACTGGATGGTTAGGGTTTTCAGCTAACACTGTGGCATCAAGTACAGACTTTAAGTCGCTTGGTTCCTATAGTTTAAAAGGAACAAGAGTAGACTCAGCAATTCTATTTTATCGCGACTTTTCAACTGTTTTAACGGCTAGAAAGCTATATCGGATAGTTTGTAAAACCTACGACCCGACTGCTACTGGCGGTACGGCAGGGACATATGTAAAAGTAAGCTCTGCACTATCTTCTGGATTTCTCGCAGTATCCTATACAGCTACAAGAGATTCGTGGGTGACACACACCCTTGTATTTGAAGCTCCAAGTAGCGGTGCTTGTTATTTAAGCCTGCATCTGGAATCTACTGGCGTCCGTTATATGGATGAGTTTTCTCTCTACGAAGTCACGCCTGGTTGCATAGCGGCAGATGTGTTGGCCTGTGATGGGTGGGGGAAAGAAGCTGCCGCTTCTACATACCCTGACATTTATCGTGAACACGCAGGGAGCAATACAAAGGCGGGAAGTTTTTATTCTTTGAAATTCGTTGCAACTGAAACAGATGCAACTGGTAGCAATATCGTTTCGTTTCCCAAGTTGATTAACACATACTCCCATTGGCTTGAGAGCTTTAAAGGACGCACAGTCACTTTTGGATGTTGGGTGAAATGCGATACCGCGGCAACTGCGAAAATCGGAATAAGAGATTCCACCACAAATTACTGGTCAGACGCGAATGTTGGTACGGATTGGGAATGGCTGGAAGTAACAAGGACGGTTTCGACAAATTGCACGAATTTCGGGATTAGACTTACCGTTCTGACAGATACGAAAATCGCTTACTTCTCACAGCCCATGCTCATCTTCGGCTCCGCAATCGGAGAAGGAAACTATGCACCGATTCCGAATGAGATAATAAATTGTGAGGCACTCATAATCTCAAGTAAGTATTATACAACGGGTTTTAGCGATGAAACACCCGCCGTTTTAAATCTTTGTGTTGATTCAAACGGTAAAATTCCAAAAGGCGTAAAAAGAATAAAGGCAAGATTATCCATGAATGATTCTGGGTCGGCAACGTTTACCCCATATATGACATTAAATAACGGAATAAGCAGCACTGTTGTGGGAGTCGGTGGTATAGCAGCAGATAAACAATTCTTTACGACATTTCACTTTGCAGTAAAATCAGACAACACGGTAAATATTTATACAGATGCTTCTGGTGTTGGAACACTTGATTTATACATGATTTATTCGGAAGTGATGTTATGATTACACTCAATGCTTACAGAATCAACTCACAAATGAATGACATCACCGTTTTCTTCACCCTGACCGATGGCGAAAACACTTACAAATGGCATGGTGACGTTCCTATTATGCCCGCTGAAGAATTGCAGAAATACATCGAGAGCAAAGAGGAAGAATACCTCTGCGGGATTTACAGGAAGCGATTCAAAGAAGCTGTAATCGTTCCGACCGAGAAGCAGACGCTATTAGAGGCGTGGCGGGAGTGGGAGCAAGCTGGCTGCTTAAAGACGGATGTCCTGATCGATGAGAAAACAAATGAGTTTCCGACCGAGAAGGTTATTGTTGAGGCCGTTCCCTGGCGTGACACACATCCGGAAAAGAAAGAGGTTATTGTTTCTGTCGGTGAACTTATCACCAAGGAGGTTTCATGAAGCAAATGAGATTACTTTCCTATACCGCGATCGACGGCGTTCCGACATTCAAAGATTCTTTCATCAAAGGGCTTTTTGATCGGATGCAGGAAGAGGGGCTTGTAGACATGGTGTTTTACGATGGATCGGTCAAATCCTCTGATGAATTTCTTCAGATGATGAAGTTCGGCATGAATAGCCTTTTCATCATCGAATTCAAGGGCGAAATTGCCGGTTTGTGCTGGCTTAACAATTTTTGCTCGCGTCGCGCCGAGTTTCATATGTGCTTTTTCTCCAACCTGAGGGGTCAGGATGCCGTGGAAGTCGGCAAGGAGGTTGTTAAGGAATTGCTCTATATGGAAGATGGAGCCGGGAATCCGATTTTCGACCTCCTGTTTGGAATGACAGAAACAGAAAACGTACCGGCAATACGCTGGTGCCGAGCGATGGAGTTTGAAACACTTGGGATTATTCCGTCTGCCGTCTGGAACGCCAAACTGAAGAAGAGCGTACCGGCTCAGTTCTCGTACGTGGAAAGGGGGAAATATGGGCGGTAAAGGTGGAAGCACGACGACAACGACGAATACCTATGATCCTATTGCGTCCGCGAAGATGGCGGAAATAGCCGGGCGTCAGCAGGACATGGCTGAAGAGCAATGGCAGATGTACAAAGACTATTTTCAGGACTACGAGATCGAGACCGCGAAGGCGAATCGAGACCTGTTGCCTTACATGACTGCCTCGACAAAGGAACAGCTACAATACCAGGAAGAGGCTGCAAAGGCGAACAAGGAACTCCTGCCAGCGGCTACTGCCCTGACGAAGACGGAGCTGGAGGGACAGGCGCCAGTCGCGGAGAAATTCTACAAGGAGGCGCTCGAAGGCGTAGACGTCAATGAAAGGATGGATTCGGCCTCGAATGAGGTAAAGGCAGCTGTCAAGCTCGGGGAGGCGACGAGGCGACGGGAAGCATCCAGGATGGGCATTGATCCCGGCAGCTCGGCCTATGCGAATGCCGTCAATAAATCCGCGCTCGATACGGCTCGTGGTGTCGCGGGAGCCAGGACGGCGGCGAAAGAATCGGCAGAACAGGAGAATTTCAACCGGCTCGGCACGGCTCTCGGAAAGACGACCAGCAATACTGTCGGAACGGGTGAAGTTACGACCGTAAATAATGCCGATCCGTATTCAAGAGCGGCATCATCGTACAGCGGCGCTGCGGCTACCTATGCCCCGCTCGCTACCAGGGTGCTGTCATCCACGAACGAAACAGACAGTGGCAGTGGGTTTTGGAACTTCGCGGGAACGGCCCTCGGTTTAGGAGTCGGAGCTTATACTGGCGGGCTTGGGTACGGACTGGCGAAAAAGACATTATCATCATGAGATGACCGCTGGACGCCTACGCTCGGACAGTTATCGTTGGAAGAAATAATGGCTTTAAAAAACATTAAACTGACATAGGAGACTGACAATGGGCTTCTGGGATTCGATGACTGAAGGAATGAACGCGGGCGTTAAGCTCGGCGTAAGGGCCACGGAACGCGCAGAAGACCGGGAACAACGGGAAAAGGAGCGCAAAGAGGACAAGGAAGAACGTGCCGGTGTCCGGACAGAAGAAAAAAGACGTTGGGAAGCTGAAAATAAGCGGTCAGAAACAAAGTTCACATGGGAATCATCAGATCGTCAGAAGAAAGAGCAGTACGAAAAGGCAGAGAAGAGCTTCAAGGCAGCCAACGCCCTCTATGAAGCAGGTGAAACCACGGGAGATGAATCGCAGAAGCGCATGGCTGCGAAGATTCTCGCTGACACCTATAACCAGCATTGGGTTAATGGCGACGAGATGAAGATCATCTTCAAATCCGATTCTGCCAGCAACCCCAAATTGGCTGAAAAATGGAACACGGATGAAAACCTGAAGGATAAAGATGTAGCGATTCTGTCAAAATCAGGCGGCGTCATGCCGTTCAAGAATCTGAAAGATGTGTTTAAGTTCGCGGCTGGAAACCTCAATATGGACAATTTCCTTACCGGAGTGAAGCAGGCTGAGCTGAAGGTCGCGGAACTGAACGCCAAAGAGGAACCCTTCACCGGCGAGGACGGTCACAAATACGTCAAGACCTGGGAGCTCGGGCCGGGCGGGATACCGCGAAAGGGCGCGGTCAGAGCTTACACGGATGTAGTAAAGGAATCCAAGGGACAGGAGAAGCTGCGCGAAGCCGAGACGATCTTGGGCAAAAGGCCGTCGCAGGAAGAGAAGAGAGTGCTTGCCGGTGTATCCAAAGCGGAAAGCCCCTCGGAGCGGATCGCGGCACGGAAAGGCCTCACTGGCGAAGGATTGAAAGTTGCCAAAGAACAGCGCGAACTATTCAAGAAGGACCTGGATCTCGTCCTGAAACCGTTTGTCACCAAAGGGAAGCCTGTCCTCGACCCGGAAACAGGCGAAATGACCGAGGCCGGGGAGAACGGGATGAAAGAAGCAGGGAAACTGATTGACAGGTACAAGGAGGATTCGGAAAGCCTGTCCACAGAGGATAAACGCAAAGTACCCCATGCCATTCGTGCATGGGAGATCTACAACAAGATTTCAAGCGCGGTGACTTCCAACTACGTGAAGCCTGCGGCTGGAAACTGGAAACAGTATGATACAGCACCAGCTAAACCAAAAGAAAAGAACCGTGAAGCAGAGAGGGGGTTCTAATGCCCCAAATCGCTGAAATAGCACGCTGGAATGAGGACCCGGAATTTTCCGGGCTTCCTCACGACCGCAAGCAAAAGGTCCTGGAGAATTTCTTTGACCGTCATCTTGTCGACGAGACCTTCCTCAATCTCCCTCAGGAGGACCAGGACCGGATCAAGACAAATTTCTATGCCGAGCACATCGGACATTCCGAGGCTACACCGTCAAAGCCTGAAGCGCTCCAACCTCCGGCGCCTGAGGCGACCCCGGGCGGTGTAGCCACCGGTCTTTTTCAGGGGCTGGCAGAAGGATTGACGACCGAGCTTCCCTCCATGGCCGGGCAGGCTATGGAATACGTCGGTTCTTATCTGCCGGACGAGCTTCAGGTAGTGGAGAATGTCGGCCGGGATCTCAAGGAATGGGCGGAAAAAAAGAAAGAATCGATGTTCGGGTCCGAGAAAAAACGGGTAGGCCTGGAGCGGTGGGTTTACGAAGGCTCAAAAATGCTTGCCCCCTCGATCGTACCGGCTGGAATGGTCGGCATGGGAGTAAGGGTCCTTACAGGAGTAGGGAAACTCGTTAAATTGGGGAAGGCGGCTCAGGCGGCTGGTGATGCTGTCAAGGCCGCTGAATTATTCGACGCAGCCAACAAGGCCGCGAAAACGGCCAACACGATCGCATCCGTGTCAACTGCCGGTATGTTTGGAACTTCTCAGGCACAGCAGACCATCGACACAGCGAAAAAGCGGGCAGGGCTTTTGACCGTCCAGGGAGACCTCGCGGAAGCTCAAAGAGTTATGGATGTAGCAGGAGAAACCGCACTGGCAACGGGTATGATTGAGGCCACAGGCGAATATTTCGGCACCAAATACCTCGGCAAACTATTCAGACTTGATGAAGCCGGTGTTGCGAAGCGAGGCAAGAAACAGCTTGTAACTGATTTCCTGAAGACCCTGGGAGTTGAGGTCAGTACCGAGATCGGTCAGCAGTACGGCGAGGCCGGCATGGAGAAGGTTTCCGGGATCCGTCCGGAAGCAGATCCGCTCGAAGAAGCCCTCGATGTTATCGGTCCCACCACGTTCATGACGCTGATCACAGGTGGCGCGGCTGGTACCGTGAACATGATGCGCCAGCCTTCGGATAGCGTTGACCTCATGAAAGAAGAGGACAAAGAGCCGGATTTAACCGATGAGATCCGCAAAGCCGTTGAGAAGCATCGGAAGGAAGAACAAAAATCGAAGCCGTCCACGGCAAGGGAGGCCGCTGAAGTATTCTTTGGACCAGAGGCTGTCCAGAATGAAGATGCCCGGCGCTCGCTTGAACGTCGCGGCCTCTACGTGCCGGAAGAGGGCCCGGTTAAATCAGCTGAGGAATCCGCGCAGGTCTTCGAGGAAGAGACTGCGGCAAAGCAGGCGGAGAATATCCGCAAGGAATATGCAGCCCGTCCAACCAGCTACGAGCAGCCCATCGGAGGGCCGCGCCTTGGTGAACGCATGCCAGCATCAGAAGCGACACCGATCGAGAAGATTGACCAGGCAGCGAACGAAGCCGCTACGTCTCCGCTGAATGATCGGCTATATCCTACAGATGCGCAGAAAGAGGCCGGAAACTACAAAAAGGGACATGTAAGCGTTCATGGTCTCGATATCACGATTGAGAACCCTAAAGGCTCCGAGAGGTCCGGGATCGGCAAAGACGGTAAGCCCTGGTCCGTGGTCATGGAACACCCGTATGGATACTTCAAACGATCCCAGGGTAAGGACGGAGAACAAATAGATGTGATCATCGGTCCGGATCCTGAGAGCGATAAGGCGTTCATCGTTGATCAGATTAACCCGGGAACAGGAAAGTGGGATGAGCACAAGACCCTGATCGGCTTCAAGAGCGAGAAAGAGGCCCGCAAGGGTTATCTCGAGAACTATGAACCGGGCTGGAAAGGGCTCGGTGCTATCACCGAAATGCCCATGGACAAGTTCAAGGAATGGGTCAAGGACGGAAGAAAGACGAAACCCGTAGCTTATAAGGAGGGGGAAAATGCCGCACAAATACGAAGCGATGAGGGATCAGTTCTTCTCGGAGAAAAAAGAAAACTGGAAGAAACGAAACCCGGACCAGTCACTCTCGGCGCAAAAGAAACGGGAGCTTTACGACCGCGCACAGACGAAGGCGGCCAGGATCTTCAACTCGCAGAGGGGTCCAAACGAGGCGCCGGTCTCAGGACGGGATTAACCCCTAAGACGACCATATTCCCATCAGAGGAAAAAGACAGGGGTGTACACGCCTCAGAGGAAGCCGAAGGGGTAAAAAAGACCTTTGCCGCGACCCCGGAAATGGTCGACCGGATAGCCAAAGGCAAAACCGTAGACGATTTCGAGTTCCCGGACGATATCTCCCCCATGGGAATTGGGGTGCTATGGGATAGCCTCTGGAGAAAGCACGAAGAAGAAAAGGCGCAAAACAAGCCCAAGATAGACGCCATAAACAAGCAACTGGAAGCTCTGAAGAGCAAGCGAGACAAGGCAGCCAATGAGAAAAAACGGAAGCTCAGGAAAAAGATAGATGACCTGAAGGCTGAGGCGGATGTCATAGCGGCCTATGCCGAGAATGCTTTCATGTCAGCCCAGGAGAAAATATCCGATAAAATCATGGCGGCGGCGGAAAAAGAAGGGCTGGCTGAGACCGAAGATGACCGCAATAATATTTATGACCTTATCAGCTCAATGTCAGATGGCCGTTACAATGAAGAGGGATGGAGCAAACCCTTAATCCCGCAGGTTATCGACTATCTGAGAGAAGAAAAGGGAGTTAAAGCTCCTACCTCTCCGCTTCGTCCTGAAGCCAAAGACGAGGCCGGGATCCTGCCCCATGCGCCTTTTAGCGAGGATTGGGTTTCAGACCGAGGCGCCATGCCTGGAGAGCCTGCCCTGACCTACAAAGACAAGGGCGCGATCATTGAACGAGAGAATGACCAAGGGAAGATCCTCTATGAAGGCGTGACGGAAGCGGGCGATTCGCTCGGAGTATTCCCGGATATCGAAGATGCCAGGAAGGCCGTCGAGATAGCGGTCGACCGGGATGATAAGCTCGTCAAGCACATCAATAAAAAAGAGTGGTGGCGCACGGAAGAAAATCAGGCCGGGAAAAAAGAAAGAGGCCAATTCCTTGCGAGCTCTTACAAGGAAGCGGAGTTTTATGGCAGGCCCATTGATGCCCCGTTCAAGGTGAACATTCAAAATCCTCTTATCGGTGACGAGAAATCCATCCATGAAACCCTTGAGGTAGAGAAACCTGAAGAAGATATTTCTGTTCCTAAAAGATTTGCTCTGGATAAGAAACTTGCCAAAGCTGCGGTAGAGAAAGGATATGATTCTATCGCCTTAATGACATCGAAAGATTACCAGGCATACCGGTCTGAAGGGAAGATACCGAGAAGTATTGAATTAAATGACCTGAGCGATCTCGAAGTTACCATCTATCACTATACGACAAAGGTCGAGGCCGAGAAGATAAAGAAGGAAGGTTTGAAATCCGGTAGCTACGTCTCGACGGACGAAGGAACAGCGTGGGATCTCAGGAAGCGGGCAGGGAAAGAAGCCGATGAAATGGTTTCTTTCCAGGTGAACAGGAAGGATCTGGCGCCTGATGACCTGGCTGAAATGGAGGGAACGAAGGGTTCTTTTATTTATCAGCCTGGCTCAGCGGCGGTTAAGGTATTTCCAAATCCTGATAAAACGGTAAAAGCCGATAGCATAGCGAAAAAATCAGGCGAGATACTTACGCCGGAACAGGCCCAAAAACGCCTGGAATCATGGAAAGCTGAGGCACAGAGGGTAGCAAGGGAAGAGGACCACAGCAAAGAGGTTGTTTTGAGCCTCTTTGATAGAACGGGCGTATGGTCAAAACCTTACGCCGAGGCTGGATACAATGTAATAACCTATGACGCGGCAACGGGGGATGATGTCTTTAAAGATAATCCGCTGCTTATCGTTAAGGAACTTGAAGAGCGGGGATGGGATATTGTCGGCATATTATCGGCTCCGCCCTGTACGTCGTTTAGCGTGTCCGGTGCAAGATGGTGGGAAAACCGGCACGATATTGAAAACGAGGATGTAACAGAGGAACTATATGGCAGGAAAGCCGCGCAAATGTTTCCGAAACCGATTGATGCAGCGGAAGCCCTTGCTGCAATTCAAGGTGTTATCGTTGAGATTGCGCGGGAAAGAGGCCATTCGGTAAGGTTCTACTCCCTGGAAAACCCCATAGGAAGAATTGCGGAGAGAATAGGACTACCAGAGCCTACGCTTACATTCAATCCGAATAACTACGGGGATCCTTACACGAAGAAAACTCAGTTATGGGGTGAGTTCAACCCGGATCTGCCATTTGCCAATGTAGAGCCCACGGAAGGAAGTAAGATCGCAAAGCTAAGAGGGGATGTTGCTGCTCAGAAGTTAGAGAGGTCTGTTACGCCGGAGGGATTCGCCTATGCGTTCTTCATGGCGAATCATTCAGAGAGGGCTTCCGGACCGCAGGTTGCTTCGACTTCGGCGGGGGAAAGCCGTTTGCCTTCCCACTCAACCTCCGCGATATTGCCGCCTCGCACCCAGGAGCCGTCACGCCAAACGGCCGAAGCTAAGCCGCCTTCCGGGGTTGAAGCAAGCCTAAAAACCAAACGACCCATTGAGAAGAAAGCGGGATATTCTGACATAGCTCATCCTCCTAAAGATAATTTAGCAGAGGGGAAAACAGAAGTCAACAAGAGAATTAAAGAACATCTTATTCAGGCTGAGAAAGCGAAGCCGCGGCTTGAAAAAACACTGCTGGAAATAGCGGAACCGCTGGATGGGAAAACGGATTTAAGGGTAAAAAATGAAAAGCGGGTGATTGATAAAGTCGAGCGCAATCAAAAAGATGATCCTGCTTATGGTCCGGATGATATCAGCGATTATCTTGGTTCAAGAATTGTTGTTTCTGATCCTATGGCCAGCCATGAGGAAATCGCTGGCAAGCTGGAGAAAAGCGACTATGCCATCCAGAAAACCCATGACATGATTTCTACCCCTAACAAATGGGGATATCGGGCGATCCATATTGACGTAACCACCCCGGAGGGCTCAAAGGCTGAGGTCCAGCTCCACTTTCCTGAAGGGCGTGCTATTTCCGGAAAAAGTCACAGGGTTTATGAAAAATGGAGGAAATTCGGAGATAAAGAACTTTCGGAGCTTGCGCCTGAAAAGCTCAAACAGTATAAGGCCGACCGATCTGAAATCAAGACTCTGTGGGATGAGGCTTATAATAAGTATCAAAACAGGACAAAAGTCGATCTGTCCTCGAAATCCCTGAATGATCTTGTCGGGGATATGTTCGATATCATCAATGAGCATATCAAAAAGGAGAAGGGGATCGGTTTCGCCGGCACCCAGGTCCTCAACGACGAGCTTTTCGAGAAGCTTAAACCCTATCTGAAAGAGATTGTCAAGAGAGCCAAGGCAAAGGCCCTGGATGCGAAAGCCTATCTCATGGGCGCCGTGGACTCCATGAAGGACAGCCCGGCCAAGTCTATCTATGAGAAGGCCGCGGAGAGGTATCTCCGTGAGGGGGAGAAACAAAAAGAAAAAAAGACGGATGAGATCGAGAAAGGTGATCGTGTCGTTATCACTGAGGGTCCTCATGCCGGGAAGCATGGGGAGATTACCGAGGTCGTCAAATTCAACATGACGCCGATCTTCGGCGCCGGAAAGGTCTCTGCGGTCGTCACCTACACCGTCAAGACAGATGATGGGGCCAGCGTTCCGGCTTCTAAAATAACGAGGGAGTCCGGGCGTGTCACGCCGGAAAAATCAGCGCTCTCGTATGAAGAATTTTCAAAACAATACCGAGAAGCGTTCAAGCAAGCGAGCAAATATACCCCTGACCAGGTTGGCTCTCGGCGGTTCACTGACGAAATGGCTAAACTGGCAGATGAATATCCGGAATATCTGGAGAGATTAGAGGAAGAGGAAGAAAAGGCCCAATACGCTCCGTTCAAGGAAGTCCTGGCGAAGCAGAGACCGGGCACCGGCAAGTTCGAGATCGGGGATGTCTACTGGTGGAAGCATCCGGATCCTAAGTTCAAGGAATACAGCAAGGAAGTCATTGTCGCCGGCAAAGAGGTTGACGGTAAGATACCGACCTATTCCTTTACGAAAGGCGGAATCCCGGAGGCTGGCATTCCGGCTGAAACGGCTATCCCCGAACTGACACCAAAGGAAGAGCTTGCGCTGTTACCAAAAAAGGAAACAAAAGCATTGCCAAGCCCTTCCGGCGTCACCGTCACCTTCAACGATGCCAAGAACGGGATTGAGTTGCGCTTCCCTGACAATGCCCGTCCTGACGCCGAGACGATCCAGCGAATGAAGGCTCACGGTTTCAGGTTCTCCCGGGCACAAAAGCTCTGGTACGCGAAGGATACCATCATAAGGCGTAAGTTCGTAGGGACATTGATGGAGGCGAAAACACCAGTCATCACATCTGAGTCCGTTGATTCAGAAGTAAAAAAAGTAATCCAGGAGGCCAAAAATGAAGGTCACACAGAGGAAGAAATCTCCGAAGCCCTTAGAGAAGGTCAGGAGCATGGGGAGGCTCAAGGGGCTGTTGTCGCAGCTCAAATCGACAAGCCTCAAAAAGTAAGCAAAAAGATTGATAAATCCAAGTATCCCGTCTTTATCGACCCGAGCAGCAAAAAGGAATACCGCTGCGTGCTCTTTGCGGTCGATATCAAACGAACCGGTCCGAACCAGTTAGGCGGGACCGGGTGGGAATGGTTCGGTTTTCAGAAGGAATCAAAAGATATTTATTACGGCCTTGTTCACGGGTTTGAAACCGAATGGGGAAGCTTCTCCCTTGCGGAGCTCAGAGAAAACGGCGTCTTTGTCCAGACCGACCCGGAGCAGCTCAACAGCATCATGCCTCCTATCGGATGGACGAGAAAAGAGGCGAAAACCGCTGAAAAACCCTTGACTAAGCCTTCTGAAGAGCACATAATAGAAGTACAGAGAGAGGAAGGGGGTGAGGAAGGTGCTTTACTCGATCGGCAGCCAGCCCGAGAGGATGAAAATGATCGAACAGGCATTGAAGGACCAAGCCCCGAAGACTTACAAAGAACTGAAGTCGGGGGGGAAACTGAAGGAATTCTTGAGCGCTCACGAAGAGGCCATGATGCAGAGCTTCCGAGAAGCAACAGAGGAAGCTTGGGGCAAGATCGAACAGAAACGCCTGAGCGACCCCGAGAAGAAGATACAGGAACTTCACACGTCACGCAACGAAAAGTGGAACGAAGCTCTGGCGACGTGGCTGGAGTTCAGCGACCCGACGCCAGAGACCACCGAATCACTCCCGGCTCAATAGAGCGAAAGGGCAGCTGGCATGAAACAGCAGCCCGCAACCTCGATATAATCCAACTTGTCAAAAAACTCGAATCCGAGAACCGATTAGCAACACCAGAAGAACAATCCTTGCTCGCCCTCTTTACTGGATGGGGCGCCTCAGAGATTCGCAATAAACTCTTCCCTGGGTACTCCGGCTCCGGCCGACTTTATGTTGGTTGGGCTGATTCTGCCTGGAAACCTCTCGTAGAACGCGTGGAAAACCTTTTCACAGAGGATGAGCTGCGGACAGCCGCGCGATCCACGCAATATGCCCACTACACCAGCGAGAAGGTTGTCCGGTCCATTTGGAGCGGCCTACAACGTATGGGCTTCCCGGGTGGTAGGGTGTTTGAACCTGGGATGGGAACCGGGAACTTCGCAGGAATCATGCCGGATGGCGTTTATAATAAGTCATCCTATACAGGCATTGAATTTGATAACCTGACGGCTGCGATCGCAAAGCAGCTCTATCCCCGGCAGAACATTGTCCATGGTGATTATACCAGGCAGAAGTTCCCCAATAACTTCTTTGATCTGGCGATCGGAAACCCGCCTTTCTCGCAGACGAAGATCCTCGTAGACCCGGACTATAAAAAATACGCCTTTTCACTCCACGACTATTTCTTTGCCAAGACGATCGATAAGGTCCGTCCGGGCGGGATGCTCGTCTTTGTGACTTCCCATTATACCATGGACAAGGTTGACGACCGGGCGCGGGCATATCTTGCTGAGCGTGCGGACCTGATCGGTGCCATCCGCCTCCCCCAGACAGCCTTCAAGGAATCGGCCGGAACTGAAGTTGTGACGGACGTTCTTTTCCTCAGAAAGCGAGATGCTGGCCAAGAACTTGGTGGCCATCCGTGGACGAAGATAGAAGAAGTTGATGTCGAGAATGAAGAGAAGAAGTTTGTTAATGAATACTTTGTAGCTCATCCTGAAATGGTGCTCGGGTCTCATTCCGCAAAGGGCTCCATGTACGGCAAGAATGAATATACCGTTCTTCCGAAAGCAGGGGATATCGAAGAGCATTTCGCAACAGCAATCAAGAACCTGCCGGAAAATATTTACAGCATCGCGAAGAGACCTGCCCAGGAGCAAAAAGAAATCGTTGTCGAACGGGACTGGAATCCAAAGAATAAGAAGGAAGGCGGGATTTATCTCTCTGATAAGGGAGAATTGATGCGGGTATCCTACGGGGCCGGGAAACCGCTGTCCGCCGATGCAAAGCTTACACCCAAAGAAACCGAATGGCTGAAGGATTACATTCCGCTTCGGGACCTTCTGAAGCAGGCCCGGTATGACCAGTTTACGGATGGCGATTGGGAAAAGTCACTCGCCGAACTCAATAAGGTCTATGACAAGTTTGTAAAAAAACACGGGAAAATAAAGACCTTTATTATCACAGAGCGAAAGGAGAAGGATGAAGACGGTAGTGTCCAGGTTGTAGAATATCGCCGTTACAAGTTTGAGAGGCTTGCGCTCGAGGACGTTGAGGGTCCCCTGGTCCTGGCACTCGAAAGGGTAACAGAGGAAGGCGATATCGTCAAAGACCATATTCTTCTTGGTCGAACCATCAAAAGACCTGAGCGGGGCGAAATAAAAAGCATGGGCGATGCCCTGGCTGTCTCTCTCGACGAGAAGGGGCGCCTTGATCTTGCTCACATTGCCGAACTTCTTAAACAGCCCGAAGAAGGAATCGCGGAACAGCTCGGAAATTTAGTCTACGAGAATCCTACTGGAACATGGGAGCTTGCAGACGAATATCTCTCCGGAGATGTAGTAACGAAACTCGAAGAGGCAGAAGCTGCTGCAAAAGCAGATCCCAAATATCTTCGTAATGTCGATGCCCTTGTCAATGTCCAGCCTAAACCCCTCACGGCCCGAGATGTAACCGTAAGCCTCGGATCTTCATGGGTAAACAAAGATTACATTGAGCAATTCTCGGCAGAGGTTCTTGGAACGCCGTTAACAGTTGAACATAAGGAAGTTGCAAATCACTGGCGGGTAACGATAGGGGCAAGCAGCGGTGCATGGCGCACTAAACGAGCGGGTAAGCAATCTAAGCGCGGCGCCTCTGATTGGAGTACCCATGACCGTGGCGCAAATGAGATCCTTGAGGCTGTTCTGAATCAAAACAAAATTGTCATTAGGCGGACTGAAAGAATTGCGGACGGAACCAGGACCTATACCGATGAGCCGGCCACCACGGCGGTTAATGAAATCGCTGGTAAAATGCGTGATCGCTTCAGGTCTTGGATTTGGGAAGATGCAGACCGCGCTTCCGATATTCTGACTACCTATAACCGTAAATATAACAATATTGCTCCGCGAAAGTTTGACGGATCTCACTTAACGCTTCCAGGCGTATCGACGCGATATACTCTTCATCCCCACCAAAAGCGAGCGATCTGGAGGATCATCCAGACCGGGAATACCTATCTCGCCCATGCCGTAGGGGCAGGCAAGACGATGGAAGCTATTGCGGCCGGCATGGAAATGCGGCGCCTGGGGATGATCCGAAAGCCCATGTATGCCGTCCCGAATCATATGCTGGCTCAATTCTCCGGTGAGTTTATGGACCTCTACCCCATGGCTAATATCATGGTGGCAAACGAGGAGAATTTTCATACGACAAACCGCCGAAAGTTCATGGCCCAGGCAGCCGTGAATGATCCTGACGCAATTATCATTACACACTCGTCCTTCGGGCTTCTCAGTATGAAGCCTGAGAATGTCGAAGAAACAAAACGTATTCTTCTGGATGATCTGCGTTTTGCTCTCGATGATATGGAGGAAGAGAAGGAAAGCCGCTATCTGATCCGCAGGATGGAGCAGAGAATAGAGCAGGCCGAGCAACGGTTTGACAGTATCGCCGGGAAGGACAAAGGTGATCATGTCGTAGATTTCGAAGACATGGGCGTTGATTTTCTGTTCGTGGACGAGGCCCATAATTTCAGGAAGCTCGATTTCCATACGAATCAGCAGATCAAGGGTATTGATCCGGTCGGGTCCAAGATGGCTCTTGACCTGTATCTAAAAATGGCGTGGCTTGAAAGCCAATCCCCTGGCCGCTCTCATGTCTTTATGTCCGGTACTCCAGTCACGAATACCATGGGCGAACTCTATACAGTAATGCGCTACTTCGATGAAGGAGGCATGGATCGTGATGGGATGAAGCACTTTGATTCATGGTCAGCTATGTATGGACAGACTGTAGCGGATTATGAACCCAATGCAGCCGGACGGTATGAGCTTGTTACCCGGTTTGCAAAGTTCATGAATATCCCCGAACTGAGCAAGCGGGTCCGCCAGTTCATGGATGTTCTTACTTCCGATGAGCTGGCTGGTTACGTCACCGTTCCCAAGGTGAGAGGTGGAGGACCGCAGAATATCGTGGCCGTGCCTTCGCCTGAATTGGAAAATTATCAAAAGAACGTCCTGCAAAAACGGCTCGCAAAATCAAGGGCGTGGAAACCATCGAAAGAGCAACCCGGCAATCCAGATCCTGTTATCAATATCATCACCGATGGGCGTCTTGCCTCGATCGACATGAGGTTCGCGCGTCCCGGAATGATGGACGATAAGGAACGCAAGCTCAATAAAATGATCGATGAGATCATACGCGACTATGCAGCTCTAAAAGATGATGTCTACTTTGATAATAAAGGGAAGCCGGAAGCAAGAAAAGGTGGCGCTCAAATTGTTTTCTTCAATCATGGATTCGGGCAGGCCGTTGCAGGTCGACGCGGGTTCGATGCGAAAAAATGGGTCAACGATCGCCTGAAAGCTGCGAAGATACCAACAAGCGAAATTGCCTGGATAGACGACTATGACACAGCAGCTAAAAAGGCTTCGCTATTCAAGGAGATGAGGCAGGGCACAAAGAAGATTCTCTTTGGGTCTGCCAAGAAGATGGGGACCGGGATGAATGTCCAGAAGCGCCTGAAAGGTCTCCACTACCTTGATCCCCCTTGGTATCCCGCCGATGTTGAACAGCCGCATGGTCGAATTATACGGCAGGGCAACCAAAACGATGAGATTTTCATCAAGTGGTATGCCACAAAAGGAACCTATGATTCAACAATGTGGCAGATGGTTTCCCGGAAGGCCCGGTTTATTACTCAGTTCTTTAAGGGTGATGAATCTATTCGGAGCATGGATGACATTTCAGAAGTAAATCAGTATGAAATGGCAAGGGCTTTGTCTTCCGGAGATGAAAGGGTCATCAGGCTCGTTGGTCTCGAGGCAGATGTCCTAAAATATTCCAGGCTGAAAGAGGCACACGCTCAGGAACAATACAAACTTAGAAGAGAAAAGTCTGCGCTCGAATCAGATAATAAATTCCGGAAAGGACGAATCAAAGATCTGAAAGAGGCCGATAAGAAGGTTGGTGGCTATGTTTATAAGTTTGAGGCCGACGTAGGAAGTGTCAAAGGAATTACTAAGCATGGTGAACTCGGAGAAGCCGTAATTGTGGCCTACAACCGGGCAGCTTCCAGAATTAAAGCAGGGGAAGAAAAGGAATACGGAAGTATAAACGGCATTTCGCTGGCCATTAGAGCGAGCAAGGAACTTTTAGGAAATGACCTTTATGTATCTAATATCGTCAGGGTCACGCCTAAAATCTTTATCGAGATCAACAATGGCGTTTTTTATCCTGAAGGTACGGATACGGTTGGTCTCGGACGTAGGGTTGTAAACCGCCTTAATGATGTGTCTGAACAACTCAGGGAACGGGAAAACGAGTACGAAGAAAATGAGACGAAGCTGAAGCAGATAGACAAAAAACTCGGGGCACCTTTTGCACATGAGCGCGAACTGGCCGAGAAGATTGCAGAGGTCGCGCAACTTCAAACAGAATTGACAGAGGAAGGGGAAAGGACACCGGAAAACACAACTGATATCACCGAAGAGATTCAAGAGAATGAATCAGAGAAGTCCATTCTTGATGATGAGCGTGGCGCGATCCCTGCCGATTTCTTCCCTGGAACCAAGCAGGTAGCCGAGGCGGTTAGCTCAGTTATCTCACCCATCCGGGAAAGTATTGAATCCGGGATCCTGCAGCGCTCCTGGGATGAGTTCCGTTTCCAGGCTCAGGACCGTTTTCACTACCTGAACAAGACGCAGATGGAAGTCGAGGAAAAACGAGGCGAGGGACTTTCCGAGGAACAGGACGCCTACCTTGCCGAAACCCGCTATCACGGCATGGCCGCAGCGGCGATCGATGATTTTGAAGAGCGCCACGTCACGCCGCTGCTCGAGCTGATGAACGCAGCCGATATAACAGTCGAACAGGTTGACGAGTATTTGCACGCCCGGCACGCGAAAGAGGCCAACGACCGGCTCCGCAGGATAAACCCGGACCGAGAAGATAACGAGGCTCTTTCTGGAATGACAGACGCGGAAGCGGACCGGATCCTGCACAATATTGAAAGGTCCTCGAAGGTTCGCGCCTTCGAAAGAATAGGGCAGATGGTCGATGTCATAACGAAAGAGCGGCGGGACCTCCTTGTTGAAGCCGGCCTTGAAACCGCCGACACCATCGACCGATGGGAAGAGACCTACAAATACTATGTGCCGTTGATGCGGGAAGGCAAGGGCGGGCATTTACCGAGACGAGGGAAAGGTTATGATGTTCGCGGCGGACAGAAAATCAGGGGCGGATCCACCCGCGAAGTCGTAAATATCCTGGCAAATGTTATTGCCCAACATGAGGCGACCATTGTAAGGGCTGAGAAAGCCAAAGTAGGCCGCGCATTTCTCGAATTTGCGAAGAATAACCCGGGCCCGTGGAAAATCGATACCCCGGAACGTACTGCAACATTAGATGCTGAGGGCCTGGTTGTCTACCGGGCAAATCCAATGGGGTTTATGCTGGCCGACAATGTGCTCGCGGTCCGTGTCGACGACAAAGACCATCACATTACCTTCGACCAGAATAACCTTGACGCCATGCGGATCGCTTCAGCAATGAAGAATCTGGATGCCGCCGATATGGGCTCGCTCGTAAGGGCGATATCTAAGATTTCACGCTGGCTTGCCATTGTCAATACATCCCTCAATCCGGAATTCATTATCTCGAACTTCGCCCGCGATATCCAGACCGCAGCATACAATATGTCCGATTCAGAGGCAGACGCGATCAGGATGAAGGCTATCAAGCAGGTCGGAAGTGCTTTCAAGGGGATCCGGGACTATCAGGCCAACAGACGCACGACAGAATGGGCCGGATGGTTTAACCGATTCCGCAACGCTGGCGCACAAACCGGATGGGTTGAGACGTACCGAAGCATTGAGGACCGGGAAAAAGAACTTATTCGTAAGATTGAGGCTATGAAGCCTGGAAAGGTCCGGACGATAAAGCGCGGTGTGCAGGCGGCCTTTGATTATATCGGTGATGTTAATACGGCGGTCGAAAACGCAATTAGGCTCTCGGTATTCAAGAATCTGATAGAGGCCGGGGTCCCGGAGGCCAAGGCCGCGAAGATAGCCAAAGAGCTGACTGTCAACTTTAACCGTAAGGGTAATATGGGCCCGGTCCTTAACGCCTTGTATCTGTTTTACAACGCTTCAATCCAGGGATCGGCAAGGTTGATAATGGCCGGTGCGAAAAGCCCGAAAGTCCGGAAACTCATGGTCGCGACGGTGATGTTCGCTGCGTGCCTTGATATCTTTAACCGGATGATCGGTGCCGGTGACGATGATGAAGAAGAAAACCGGTATGACAGGATCGCGCCCTGGGTAAAGGAGCGGAACCTGATCATTATGCTCCCGAAAAGCCACGGTTATATTCAGATCCCGCTTCCATGGGGATACAACGTCTTTCATGTCATTGGCCAGGCGGCAGGCGAGGTCCTGACAAAGAAAAACAATAAGGTCATTGATAGCGTTACGAGAGTAGGCGGGGCGATAATCAGCGCCTTCAATCCCATGGGTGGTGAGGCCAGCATACTACAGGTCATTTCTCCGACCTTGACAGATCCCTTTGTGCAGTGGGCGGAAAACAAGGATTGGTCCGGAAGGAAGTTGCGGCCGTCCTCCAATATCTATGCTGAAAAACCGATGTCGCAAACATACTGGTCATCGGTCCGGGAACCGTCAAAATGGTTTGCCGGAGAATTGAACCGGCTGACCGGAGGCGACGAAATAAGGCCCGGGAAAATTGATATATCCCCGGAAGCGATAGACCTGGCGATCGATACCTTCACAGGCGGGGCGGGTAAATTTATGTCTAATTTGATCAGCACCCCTATAAAGGCCGTCAAAGGAGATGATATCGAGACCTATGAAATTCCGTTTCTGAGACGGGTCTATGGGAAGCCTGGAAAGCAGCAGTTGACACAAGAATACTATGAGAACGCCGATACCGTTAGGCTTGTTGACCGACAAATCGCGCACTACAAAAGCGATCCGGCGAAGCTAAAAGAAATTGTGAAAGAGTACAGGCCTGAAGTTCGACTCATAAGCCGAATGAAAGCCACTCGGGAAGCTATGAAGGAACTGCGGGTTCAAGCGAAGAGTATTGAGAAGATTAAAAATCCGGAAGTTAAGGAACGAAGAAAAAAAGTTGTCGAGGAAAGAATGGAAAAGGTCATGGGGAATTTCAATAAAAACTTTAATTTAATGAAAGGAATGAAAAAATGAAAAAATATATCGTTTTTGCCATGCTGTTGATAATGCTCATTCCGGCTTTGTGTTGGGGGGCCGATGGTTCATGTGTTCAGACAAGACTCAATTACGCTTCGGCTGGGGAGCGACATCTTGTATTTACATGCACAGGTTCAACGGTTGACGGCTCCCTGCCAGATACAGATACGAGCGCGGCCAATACGTCATTTATCGCCAGCTATAAACTTTATCAGATTGATGCCTACCCGACTGCCGGAGGAACGGCACCGGACGCAGCCGATGTATTTGTTCTGGATGAAAAGGGCCTGGATCTCCTTGGTTCTGAAGATGGCGGAACAACGGCATATGAAGGTTTGAATCTCATTCATGCGTCGCTCGCACGTTCAGCCCTTCCCAATATCTATCTTCCGAGAGGCGGTACGCATGCGAATTACGATCCTTTCATAAATGGGACTCTGACGCTACGGGTGAAAAATCAGTCGACTGCAAGCGCAAACTACACGATTGTTTTGAAATTCAATAAATGATGGAGGCCACCATGCTTAAATACATGAGAAAATTCGTATTTTTATCTGTCCTGCTCTCGCTCCTTTTGGTTGCGGCCACATCGAACGCCACGATCCAGTGGGCGAATAACGCCACGTCGGTTATTGCAGATGTAGGCGGTATCTCTGCCGGCTCAACGTCCTTGACCGTGACTGCAGGGCATGGCGACCGCTTCCCGGTTATCGAATCTCCTCACTATTTCATGGCGACCTTGGTAGATACATCGGGAAACCGGGAAATCGTGAAGGTTACTGCCAGGGCATTGTCTTCGAATACGATGACAATCGTACGCGCCCAGGAAGGCACAACCGCCCGGGCCTTTGCAGCCGGATCGCTGGTGGAATTGCGGATCACCAAGAACGCCCTGGATTACCTGTCAAAATCAGCGGATATCAGCGAAAACCATTACGTTGCGGATGCCAGCGCAGTGGACCAGGGGGATACCGCAAACGCAAGGTCCCTTAAATCCCTGGTAGATGACATAGCCACCCAACAGGCTACGATCGAAGTTCCGCACACAGGGACCGGGGCCACCACCACGTACACGGTTGGAACGGACCTTACAATTCCAGCAACGATAACCCTGCGCGTCCATAAAGGAGCGCTGATTTCAGTTTCTGCGGGGAAAACGCTTACGGTAAGCGGCGTCGTTCAGGCGGGGGCTTATCAGATATTTACGGGAACAGGTACCGCAACGGTCACGCTCTATCCGCAGGACCAAGCCTGGTGGGGAAGCGCACAGCGTCTTGATGGAAACGTCAATCTTATCCTTGGATCTGATGCTGATGGGGATATGTACGTCCGTTCGGGCGGGGTCACTGTGAGGGTTGCCAAAGGAACGGCCAACCAAGTCTGGCAGATGAATTCAGGAGCGACGGCGGCGGAGTGGGGCAACGGCACCTTAATTACACCCACGGGCGCGGTAATGCCCTATGCCGGATCTACCGCCCCGTCAGGCTGGCTGCTTTGTTATGGCCAGGCGGTCTCCAGGACAACCTACGCAGTGCTTTATGCCGTAATCGGTACGACCTACGGCGTCGGGGATGGATCGACCACGTTTAATGTCCCGGATCTCCGCGGCCGGGCGGCAATCGGCCTCGATAATATGGGCGGCTCGGCGGCCTCAAGGGTAGCGGCAGCCACATCATTAGGCGGAGCAGCCGGTGCTGAAACGGTGAACCTTGCCCATACCCATACGACTGGGGATCACACTTTGACAGTGACAGAAATTCCCCCGCACGAGCACACCCTGAACTCCCAAAATACAATTACTGGCGGAGGAACAACCCCGGCCGATAATGACGGATCCTTGGGAGCACCACACACATTAACGACCAGCTCCGTAGGTGGAGGCACAGCCCATAACCACGGCGCGACGGGTTCCGGTGGATCGGCTACCCAGGCGATTATGAACCCGTATATGGGTCTGAATTATATTGTAAAGTATTAAAGTGAATGGATGAAGATTCTCTTGACCTAAAAAGATAAACAGGTTAAAAAATCGCTCCATAAACTGTACGGTTTTTGTACGGTTTTTCCCGTACAGTTTGGTACTTTTTAGGCTTATTTAGCGTTCTCCGAATAAAGAGGGGTAAACTAATAAACGCTGTAATATGCTGCATTTTAGGTACTTGCCTGGGTGGCGGAACTGGTAGACGCAAGGGACTTAAAATCCCTCGGTCCTTGTGGCTGTGCGGGTTCGACTCCCGCCCCAGGCACCACTTTTCAAAAAGACCCCGCCTATATAGCATACCTGCAGGTCTTAAAGAAATGGTTTTGACAGGGCGGCAAAACAGGATCCGTCTACGGCATTTATGATGAGGAGGCAGGCCCCATGCGCCGCTGATCCCATCAACAAAAAACCTGTTCGCTTAAAAAATAGTCTGATATAAACGGCCTGGTCAGATTTTAATATTCTCTTTTACATCTCCGCGGTTTTGCGATGCCGTCGTTGGCCCTCAGGGATGAATCATCCCCATCCGGGAAGAAGGGTTTATAAAATCCGCGGATCGCGGGTACGATGCAAATCTGAGAAAGGAAGTACTTATGGGCACTGTCATTGACCGGAAACTGGACGAGATAGAGGGCATCATCACGGAGGGCCTCGACGCGGAGGGAACGCTGCAGATACTCAAACTACTCGATGGCCCGGCCTGTTCGAAGGAATTCCTCGAAGAGATCACCCTTTACAGCGAGCTTCTTCCGTTGGGTCGTGAAAACCCCTTTACGCCGGAGCAGCGTTATCTGCATTTCCTCTGGGATGCCTTTGACAAACTGCCGATCTGCCTCAGCGCTAATTTCGGGATCCTCTTCCGGAGACTCATCGCTGAGCGCCTCTTTAAAAAGTGCGGCGCCGGATTCATTGCCGAAGAAAATTTCAGATTCAATTTCGGGCAGTATCTCGAAATCGGCGATTTTGTCTTCTTCAACCGGGGCGTTTTTATTGATTCGAAGGGCGGCGTGAGGATCGGCAATCAGGTTGCCTTGACGGAGGACGTGAGGATTTTTTCACACACCCATTCGGAAGCCTCTCATATTGTCAGGGAATATCATCCGGTCATCATCAAGGATTATGCAAAGATCTATTCAGGCGCCGTCATCATGCCCGGTGTCACCATCGGGGAGCAGGCCATCGTTGCCGCTCATTCTCTGGTCATGAAAGACGTCCCGCCCAATTCGCTTGTTGCCGGAATGCCCGCTCAGGTCGTCCGGGAGCGAAAGACGGACGGGAGATCCTGCGATGAGCTGGACCACATCTGGCTTTTTTAG